ATGGTTGTACTACCTTTGTATCAGTACAAAATCAAAAAATAAGTATAAAGTTATGGATAAAAAAACAATTTGCATTGACTTCGACGGCGTAATCCACGATTACAGCAAGGGCTTTCAAGGTGCTGATGAATTCGGTCAGATGATACCGAACGCAGATACCGGCACGTCCGTTTTGAAACAGAAAGGCTGGACAATCATCATCTTCACCACGAGGAAGAAAACGGACAAGTTGGAGAAATGGCTGAAAGACCACAACATTACTTACGACTACATCAATGAAAACCCCAACCAGCCCGAAAACACAAGCGGCAAACTGATAGCCGACGTGTACCTTGATGACAGAGGTATTTGTTTCAGAGGAGTTTGGGACCAGTGGCTCGTGAGAGAAATACTCGATTTCGAGCCGTGGGAAGAACGCAGGAAAAAGGAAATTGAACAATTAGCCAACTTCGGGAAAACGGAGGATAGCATTTGGGAGCGAGGCAATGAGAAGAGAATAAAAGCAGATACCTCAAGTTGGTAACATAAACAAACACAATCATTCTTTTTGGCCAAAAAGCACCCCTCACATGATTATGGGTATGCCATTCCCAAACGGATTATAAAAAGGCGGACAGCACAACAAATGATGCGTCCGCCTTTATTCATCTGATTTTCTTAGGACGTTTTATCTTCTTACCGCCGTTTCCAACTACCTGATAAGTTACGAGCGGGTCACCAGTCAGCGTCTGAACGCCGTCCAAGTTCTGTTTACTTTTGACTGCGTACTTCATGGTGTTTCTTCTTTTTATGGTTTCTGATGCACCCGGCATACCAGCTGTAATACTGCTGCCGTTTAAAGTTCTCCACTTCAGGTACAATGCCGCACGTTCCGTTACGATAGGGCGTGAAGTAGAAACACTCCTTTTCGAGGTCGCGCACGTGTGCCTCATAGGAGATATACCCTTTCTGCTTGAGCTTGCGGAAGTTAAATCTGTCCATGATGACAAGTTTTCCCTTGCTCCCCGAAAGGGGCATTACATAATAACGCTCACCCGTCTGACTGTGTGCGTCCTCGGCTTTCTTTACCGCCTCACGCAACCGGAGGCTTGCCTTCAATTTCTGAAATACGTTCATAACAAATCCGTTTTTAGTTTATATTGTCGCTGCTGAAACAGCATTTTTCTTCTTCACCAACATACGTTTCGTGCGTTTCACGAATTTGGGCAGTTCCATTTCGTAGAAACAGATATGCAGCCCTATGGCACGTGTCATAAGCAGGTCGTCGTGCTTGCCGATAATCGCGCCGTATGCGCCGTTAGGCTTCTTCTCGTAAGTAAGGTATTCGTCCAGACAACGCGCGTCTCGCTCCACATACAAATTTTCACGGATGACCTTTACCAGCGTGGATATGACCATCGGCTTTGTGGCCACATTGGTATGGAAGCCGTATTTGGTGGGCAGGCCTTGCAGTATGTCCTCTTCCGACTGTTTCCGTGCATAGAGGTTGGGATAGACCCCCTTAATCTGATTAAGGATGAACTGCGACTGGTCCCCATCCACATCACGTTCCTTGTCGTGCGTTTCGAGTGTATTGCTTTCGATGACGAGCAGGGAGTTGTCGTAGAACGCCGCTATCTGCGCCGCTTTCCACGCCAGCAAGTCTATGTCGCAATGCCCGTACCACTGCGCCACGACAGCCGGTCTGCCCCCTTCAGCCATGAAAAGGCGGTCGAACACTACTATGACAGACCAGTCGGCCTTTGATGAACGTCCGCCCACATCGACAACCGTCAGATAGCGGTTGGTTACTTTCTCGTCCTCGTCTATCTCCGGCTTCTCCCATATCCACAACACACCCTGCCTGTCCTCAACGAAGCGCAGGTTCTTGAGCGCGTTCTTGCCCTCGTCAGCATCGGCATACACATCCCCCACGAAACGCGGCTCTTTGCAGTATTTTTTGAATGCCTCAACCTTGTACTTGTCAAATACCATTGTGCCGGAATGCACAAACGCCTCCACGTCGTCGGAGGGGTATTCGGAAGCCATGGAAGCGTGTTCGTTATACTTGGCACGTTCCAGTATGTACCAGTGTATGGCTTCGAGCGTAGCCCCTTTCTCCCACAGCCACCAAAGATATTTTCCGCTTTCTTCGCGCGAAGAAGCCACATTATCGTTGTTTCGGTTGTCGTAAAGGCTTGCAGCAAAAGACAAGATGTCATCAACAGGCGTGGAATAAATCTCAATGTCAAACCAAGAAACGAACATTGCCTCAAACTGTGACTTGCCCTTGCTGGCCATGTCATACTCACGTTGGAAGAAATTGCCCGTACCGTTGGCCGTACTCTCATAGACAATCATCGTGTAAGGGCGGTAAAGCACGCCTGAACAGGCGGAGCGCACGATGTCCTCAGGCTTTTTCCCTTCTGTGGCTTTCCACAAGCCCACCTCGGAGAGATGCACAAGGTTGTAGTCACCGCCACGGCAACTGTCGGGGCGTTCCGCCGTGCCGATTTTGATTTTACAGTTGCGTTGCGGCACTCGGTAAATGCTGCCTGACTTTCCTACACCCACCAGCTTAGGCTCGTTCGCGTCGTAAGCCTCGCCCAGCTTGTACAGCATTTCAACCGGGTAAGCCTTGATCATACGGTCGAACATATCCTTGATTTCGTCCGAGCCAGCACCCTGATGCGCGATGATGAGCGAGTTAAGGCCAACCTTATGGACGAGCTGCAACCAAGCCATGTAAAGCTGTGATACGGTAGAGCCACCCCATTGGCGTGCCTTTAACAGCACTATGCGGATAGGCTTTCCGGCCTTTCGCAATCTTTCAAGCCTTTCAACAAACCGCCTTTGCGGACGTGACAGACGGAAAAGAATATCCTCACCACCGCCCTTACGCTTGATGTACACAAACACAGCCGCCCAAAAAGCAAAGTCGTAACGGCAACGGATGCGGACAAACTGCTCAATGACTTTCAGTCGGTCTTCCTCCGTGTACTCCACATTCAGGTTGTCCGTCAGGAAAGCACGTACAGAGCCACACTCCACAATGTGCCTGACGAGCGGCACACGCAGCATTTCCACCGGAAGCCACTGCACAGAAACAGGAAAATCGTCGATGACAACTTTCTTCCTTTCGCCTACCGAGCCTTCGCCGCTTACAGGGTCAAACTTGGCATAAATCTCCGCGTTACGCCGCCCGTTCTCTTTTATTATAGCCTGTATTGCTTCCTCCCTTGTCATGTCTTACGGTTTATGGGTTTGTTCAACAACGCGGCGATGAAACCGCATAGATAGCAATACAGGTGCAGCCATGCGTTGGTGTTCGGGAAGATGAAGCCTACGGCAATATAGAACAGCATCCAACACTGGAAATACCGCTTGCGAGCCACCTCAAACGAGATTGTACCGAACAAGGCATAAACCACGCCCGAAAGTCCGACCGTAGGACTGTCGAGAGGAAGAAACTCACCGAACGTGTCAACAGGCATGGTAACGGCCACCGTGTAGGCAAAAAGCATACGCAACAGCGATACCTTATAGATGAAAACCATTGACAGCAGACACCACGCATTGAGCAAGGCATGAAACAGATTTGCATGAAAAAACGGATACGCCAGTCGTGCAGACAAATGGCAATGCGAGTATATGCCGACCGAATGCCAGTCGGCAACCTGCAAGAATGACAAGACCGTCACGAGCAACGCAATCACAATAGCCGCAACCTTTTCAACTTTTCCTGTACCCATTTCTTACGCGCTTTACAGACCATAATCTTTGCGCTCCCCGGCGTGAGATAGAATTTGGGAGCGGGACCGGCCACCACAATGCTGCAACACGCCCGAACGGTAAGTTCAGGACGTGCCTTGCGCATGGCAAGCACGCGCCGTAGGATTTCCTCGAACATCTCACGCTTCAAAGGACGCATACCCTTGATGGTTACTCCACGGAGCATGGCGTATATTACTTTGGTAGCCCTTATGTCGCTTACCCAAAAGCGGCGTGCCTCCATGTTCACGATAGCGGCATATACATCGGGCATACGGATATAGTCGCATGATGAAATGTATTCGTCATACGCCCGCATGAGGTCTTGCATCCGTTCCTCCGCGTACTCCATAACCGCTCCTTGGTGCTTCATAAAAAGTTTCTTCTATGTTTCAAAGTTAACCATTGGTGCGTAAAAAGTTATACCGTTTGGATTTGTTTGTTCCCTTAAATTTGCAATGCGACAAAGAGCAAAACAATTAAAAATCAAGAATATGCCTGATAAATCAACAGTTAAGAGCAACCGGGAACGATACGCCGAGCGTATGAAGTCCAAATATCCCGACCGCGAATTTGCCGACGATGAAGCGTTATGGGGTCAAGTCAATGAAGATTACGACGGTTACGACAAGGAAATAGCCGGTTACAAGGAACGCGAGAAAGCGTTTTCCGACCTGTTTACCAGCGACCCACGTAGTGCCGCATTCCTTACCCAATGGCGGAAAGGCAAGAACCCTGCCGTGGCGTTGGTGGAAATGTTCGGAGATGACTTCGTGGAGGAATTGAAAGACCCGGCCAAGCAGGAAGAGCTTGCCGCAGCCAGCAAGGAATATGCCGACCGACTGGCCAAGGAGAAGGAGTTTGACGAGCAGTATCAGAAGAACATCACCAAAACCCTTGAGACGCTCGAACAGATGCAACAGAAAGACGGCTACAGCGATGACGACATAGACAAGGCAATGAGTTTTCTTGTCGGCATCATGAAAGACGGCATTGTAGGCAAGTTCACCCCCGAAAGCATAGAAATGGCCTTGCGTGCCATCAACCATGACGACGATGTGGCCACGGCAGCGCGTGAGGGAGAAGTGAGAGGACGCAACACACGCATTGAGGAAAAGCTGCGTCGTGGACAACGTGGAGACGGAACGGCCAATCTCGACGGAAAGAACGGTGGTCAGGGAAAGCCGAGGGATATGCCCGATTTAGGTGTATTGAACCGCTACGACGATGGAGGGCAGACCATTTGGGAACGTGGCGGTGAAAAACGCAGGCCGGCAAGATAATTCATTATTCACAATTCATAAATCATAATTAAAAAACAAAAAGATGAAGACGTTAAAGAAAAGTACGAGTTTTCTGTATCGCATCATGCTGACGCTGTTGGCAGTTGTGATAGGTGCGTCGAGCGGTGTGATGATGGCTGATGCCTCATCATTGCCCGATGCAGGTAAGACAAACGCAGGAGCCGACGGCGACGGAGGCAGCGACGCGACAGCGGGCATTGCCACCGAAACACAAGGACGTACGGACGGCGACCCGAATTTCTACATGGCGGACGTAGACAAACGCATTGTCAAAATCCGCCCTATGGCAACGCCTATCGACCAAATCAGCCGATATGCGAAATCAAGCAGTTGCGACAGCTTCGAGGTGAAATATTACAGCGTAGGTACGCGAGAAATCAAGTGTACGACTACCGAAGCCGTGACGGCCATGTCGAGCGGTGCAAGCACCACATTGCCCGTGAGCGACACCAATATGTTCACATTGGACGACACTATCCGCGTGGTAGGTGTTAAAGGGGTTACCAACCCCGATACTGGACAGCCATACGAAGAAGGCGACAACGTGCCCGACCTCGTGCTGTGCGTATGCGGAAAAGACCCGTCGACCAACAAGCCTACCGTATATGCAGTAAACGGCGCGATGGACTCATCGAGCAAGCAGCCGATTTGGGTTCCGCAAATTCCGAAGAGCACGGTATTGGTGCGTATGGGTAAGGCTTGCGGCGAGCTTGACGTGCAGACCGGCCGTTTCAACAACATTCCCATGCCCGAAACGCAGTATTGCCAGAACTTCATGATACAGATTGAGCAGTCAACGTTTGACAAGATTGCCAAGAAAGAAGTAAACTGGGGCTTCTCCGACATCGAGGAGGACGGCATTTATGATATGCGTCTTGCTATGGAAAACAGCTATCTGTTCGGCGTGAAGAATAAAATCAAACACGTAAGTAAGGACGGTATGCTGACATGGTTCACCGGCGGCTTGTGGTACATGGCTGGAAAGGACATCGAAGTAGGTGTATGGAACGAGGAGAAACAATGTGCCGAGATTACTGACGAGAACCTTGTGGACATCACCAAAGACCTGTTCGTGGGCACTGGTATCGGAAATAAACGCAAAATCCTGTTATGTGGTTCGGATATGCTTGCCGCTTTCTCTAAAATCAAGAGTGAGAAATTCCGCCTGAAAGACACTGTTGAAGTATGGAACCTGAAATTCAAGAGCTGGGACACCGACTTCGGCGAAGTGCTGACCATCCATCACGAACTGTTCGACATGAACGGCATGAGCGACTGCGGCTTTGCAATGGACCCGGAATATCTGTCGAAGAAAACCCACGTAAGCTGGGCACGCAATGTGCTTGACTTGCAGAAAGCCGGTATCCGCCGCACCGACGCTGTTGTCATTCAGGAGGTGAGCTGCCTGTACCTGCGCTATGCAAAGGCACACGCACGCATGAAACTCGCCCAAGCCCCCACGGGAGTAGGCGCATAAAGACAACCAATGACACCAACCGTTCAGGGAGGACACAAAAATCCTCCCTGAACAAATTATTCAAAACGTGAATATGAAAAAGCATTATAAATCAAAGACCGCGATAAGCATCAACGTGGTGCTGAAAAGCAAGAAAAGCATGCACATCGCGTTCACCGCCCAATCGGACGGGAGCAGCGTATATACGACCGACAACCCGGATGTGCAATACGCCCTTGAACACCACTACAAGTACGGCAAGCTGTTCAAGTTGGTAAGCACCGAGAGCGAGGCTGACATCAAAGCCAAGAAGGAAGCCGAGGAAGCTGCCGCCAATGAAAAGAAAGACGAGATACGAAAGGTGAGCGTGAGCGACCTCGCCGCGGCAAAAGACTTCCTTGCCGACACTTTCGGTATTAGCCGCACGTCGTTACGTTCGGAGAAAGCCATCATGGAAGCGGCCAAGGCGCACAACATTGAATTTGAGGGATTGGAAGAATGATAGTACAGGCAGAAGATATGGCAAAAGCCGTGCGCGTGGCGATAGACATGAACCACAACAGCACCCCGTTGCTGGCAGATGATGATTTGGACACGGTAAGTCTCGATGACATCATCTACGCCAAATTGGTTGACGCCGTGCGCATGGTGGAAATGGAAGCTCCGCTTAACCTGTTGGAGCAAGGCCACCAGTTCGGGGAAGCCGTGACGTGGGGAGAGGACGGCAAAGGATGGATATTGCTGCCCGACGACTTCATGCGGCTTGTCGTATTCAAGATGAGCGACTGGAGGCACAGCATATCGGAAGCCATTACGCAAGACGACCCAATCTATACCCGGCAGTTCTCAAAGTGGAAAGGCATTTGCGGCAATCCCGAAAAGCCTGTTGTAGCCATCGTGAACAGAGCCGAGGGGCAGGTGCTTGAATTCTTTTCCTGCAAAGACGACACAGCCACCGTTGACCAAGCCGTGTATGTTCCTCTGCCGAAAATAGACATTGACGGAGGCATAGACGTGAGCGAGAAATGCTACCGTGCTGCCGTATATCGTGCCGCAGCACTGGCATTGGCAAGCATAGGCGACCAGCTGTCAACCACGATGGTAGAACTTAGTAAATCACTGTTAGATTAAGAGTTATGAGCAGTCTTAAAAACGAAGCCATACAAGGCAACCTTTCGACAAGCCGCGACATCACCGCCGGCGGACACCTGAATGTGCATGGGAACTCCGTGTTTGACCATAACGTAGTCATCAAAGGCTGGTTGGACGCAAAGAACATCAAAGGCCCGTGTAAAGGACTGTATGCCTCGTTGGACGCTCTAAAAGAAGCATATCCACGTCCCATGCCGGGTTGGTATGCACTTGTTGGAAACACATTGCCTGCCGACGTGTACCGCGTGGATGGCGGCGAATGGGTGGCTACCGGCGAGAAAGGCGGCGAAGTGAATTTGTATCTTGACCAACTGGAGGAAGATGTAGCCAATCTTGACGATGATGTAAAGGATATTCAAGAATTCATTGCAGACGGTGTACTGTTAGGCAGCAGCGTTACGTTCAATACAACCGCCAATACCGTGACGCTGACATTCAAGATGAAGAAACCTGACGGAACAGAAGCACCTTTCACAGTAAACGTGCCTATTGTAACCAGACAAACCGCAGGCATGATGACCGCCTCGGACAAACAAACCCTTATAAATCTTGATGCAACGGTGTGGCCTGTAACTGTTACGATGAGTGCGTCTCCCGACATTGTAGAGGTAGGCGTAAGCACAAAAGTAACCCTTACATGGGAGATTGAACGCAGGGGAGCGGAAGTGTCTGACGAGAGCGAGGTTACATTGAACGGTGAGGAAAAACATTCCACAATGGAAGAAATAACCATCAACGAAAACTCCCCCAAGGCCCTAAGCTACACCCTGACAGCCGTGTATGACAATGTAACAGGCAGCGCGACAAAACAAATCCATGTGGTATATCCGACCTATTTCGGGAGCGTACAGGCAGACTGGACACCCACGGAAACCTCGGTAGAATCACTTACGAAGTTGTTGCAGACCTCACGTGCTTCAACCCAAACCGGTATCAGCACGAGCAACGGCAAGATAGCCTATTGTTATCCTGCGTCATTCGGAAAACTAATCAGCATAAAGGACGGAAACGGCTACGAAGTAATAGACAGCTACACACTTTGGACAGTCAATGTGGGTGGCGTGAACTATAACTGCTATTTATTGACAACCCCGGTAACCTCATCAGGAGTTACCCAAATATATAAATAAGGTATGGCAACAGGCGGAATACAACTTATAGACACCTTCAGGTATTCGGGAAAGAAATTCCTCGACTTGCGTCAGGAAATAACCGACCTGACTGACCTGAAGAACATAGACGAGACCAGCGTTCCTGATGGTTTCACCGCTTATGTGGCCACGGAGGATGCATACTACAAATACAATTCTTCATACGAGCAAGACGAGGCAACCGGACGCTGGCGCATTTTCGAGATTGGCAGAGAGATAGAAAACGAGGAATTCATCTATGCCATTGTCGATGAAGAAAATCACCTGTTGTTCGGAATACGCAGGGACGGCAGTGTCAAGATACCCAAAGGCATTCCTGACGAGATAGCCGAGCGCATGAAATCGTTTCAGATAGAGAAGTGCGAGGGATACGTGTTTGTGATTACAGACAAAAGCAACCGATTGCTTTTCGGCATACGCGATGACGGTTCTGTCAACATCCCTAAAGGCGTGGTAGAAGTAATGACATGGGAAGAATACCAACAGTCGCCCAAATATGAAAATACCCTGTACGTAATACAAGGGAAAGACGGAATGCTTCATCATGCAATCCTCAACGGCCATGCGATAACCGTAGGCGAAGAATACGCTTTTTTGGCTGACGCAAACATCCTTTACTATCACGGAGAGATGAAAGTGCTTCCCAAAATATGGATAGACTACGAGGAAATGACGTTGAACGTGGACTATCCTTCAGACTATGACGGGCCGCTTTTCGTCAACGAGGACGGGCTGTTATTTTTGGTTTAATCAAAATATAGACATACAATATGAGCAAAGTATTAGGAACAATAGGTTTCAGGAAGCGCGGGGAATGGCAACCTAACACGCCGTATCGAAAAGACGACATGACGGAACATGACCGTAGCAGCCTATATGCCTTGGTAGACCACGTATCTTCTGCCACCTTTGAAGAAGATGCGGACAAATGGGGATATATAGCGGACGCGCGAGGAATTACCGCCTCCCTGCAAGAAGTAGGCACAGCCACCGAAAATGCTAATGCAGCCACGGAAGCGTCAGAAGCCGCTACGGAAGCCGCCACGGAAGCCACAGAGGGCGCACTTGAAGCTGCCTCGCAAGCCAATAAGGAAGCCGAAACCGCAAGGAAAGTGACCGAGATATTCAACGGTTGCTTCAAAATCATCGAAAATTCCGAATTCGTTTACGGGATCACGGATGCAGACGGCTTACTTCTGTTCGGCATACGCCATGACGGTTCTGTGTACCAACCCAAAGGTATTCCTGAGGAAGTGCGCAAAATATTGGAGAAAGAAGTATCCGACCGCACAAGCATGATAGACATCCGGCAATCAGGCAACTACATTGCAGCCATTGTGGACAAGGACAATCACGTGATTGCCGGGATAGACCCTGCCGGAAACTTCCACTTCTCCAAGAACATTGCAATGAACGGAGCCAAACAGGAGGTGATGGAGACCGGTACGGAAAGCCTTTACCACATAGTGGACAAGAACGGCATATCGCTGTTTGACATCGACAGCAAAGGTCACGTCATTGTGCAGAAAGGCATAACGATTGACGGATATAAGAGCAAACTTGACATTGTGGACTCCGAACGCTTCCTGTTCGGACTGACAGACAGCCAAGGAAACTTGCTGGCCGGTATAGACAAGGACGGCGCAATCGTAGCCAACAAGATTACAGGTATGGGTACGTGCGAAGTAACCGAAAGCGAGGAATTTACCCTTATGTTTGTGGACAAAGACGAACATCTGCTTTTCGGTGTGCTTAAAGATGGCTCATTCTACTCTCCCAAGTTCAAACTGCCATTCAGTGATTATGCCGAGGACATGGAATTTATCTATGTCATATTGGATGCAGAGGGAAAAGTATGTTGGGGTATCCGAAGTGACGGCACCGTGTACCAACCCAAAGGGACACCCGAAGCGACCAAGCGCGACCTAAAGAACATATACGCCACGCTGGAAAATCTTACTACCAAAGTATCGGGTATTCAGCAAACTAAAGAAAACAATATAGCCACAGAAAAAGTTATGTATGACGGAAATCAGGGCAGAGCATATTTAGGGAATGTGGCTCTGCAAGAGCCGGGAAAGACCGACTATTGCATCATCATGATGTACGGCCAATCGCTATCCAACGGCTCGGAAAACCCGGCAGGCTTTTACGACCAGCCGACAGACAACTGCTTCATGCTCGGCAGTAATGTATGGAACACCAGCGGCACAGCCCTGCAAGCATTGAGCTGCGGAGGAACGAAACGAGACGACGGTGTATGCACGGGTACACGCCAAGACACCATTGTGTCCACGGTCAACGCCTTTGTGAACATGTACAAGAAAGAACGCCCATGGGACAAGAACACGAAGTTCATTGCCTGCTCACTCGGTGTAGGAGGCAGGACAGTAGCGCAACTTTCAGGCGCGGCACGCTACCCATACTGCAACGAGCATAACCTTGACGCACGTGTCAAGCCATTCTTCCAAGCCGTGAAAGCCATTGCCGACAACGAGGGAAAGACCATCAGCCTCAGCGCAGTTTTCTGGAAACAAGGTGAGGCTGACTACGGCACAGGACATATCGGAAAGACCTATGAGGAATGGAAGCAGGTTGCCACGGAGCAAGCGCAATCATCGCCTACGTCAATGGCCATGGGCGGGAGCTATGACGCATACTATAAAGGATTGACTTATCTGAAAGAGGACATTTTCGCCTTGGCAAAGGAGATATTCGGCGACGACCAGCAATGCCGCCCCGTGTTCATGCCCTATTCAGTGTGCGGCACTTACATAAGCAACGCCTACATGACCATCAACCAAGCCACTGCGCAGATGGCGGAAGACCAAGACGACGTTGTGCAGGTTGGACCGACCTACGTGACCCCCGACTACAACGGCGGACACTTGGCCATGAACGGCTACCGTTGGTTTGGCGAGTATTGCGCCAAGGCACTTTACAACGTTTACCTGAAAGGCATAGACTGGCACCCATTGCAGCCATACAACTATGAGGTACAGGGTAACAAAATATACATCTACATGAACACGCCAGTTCCACCGTTGCGTTTCGACAAATACACGATAGACAATGTGTATAAAACCAACGGTTTTACGGTACGCATGGGAACGGTAGAGCAACTTGACGCGGCAAAGACTATCACGTCAAATTCCTCACTCATACAAACCATAACGGACATTGCCATTGTAGAGAATTGCGTTATCCTCACTTGCGGTGAGATTGAGGAATTCACAGGCGCAGTAGAAGTAACCTATGCCGGGCAAGGGCAAAGCGGCTACAGCGGACACAACCAAGGCGCAGGAAATTTGCGTGACAGCGACACGTGGCAAGCCCTGAACGACTACCGCAACGACGCTGGCGACCACGGAAGCCGCACCACGTTCACGAACTGGAGCGCGGCGGTGGCCACGGATGACGACAAGTCCACGCTTGAGGCATGGAGCGCAGAAAAGACCTACTCATACGGTGATAAATGCCTGTACGAGCACTCCAACGGCACAACCTACCGCTTGACATCCAACAAGGACGACAATACCGGCACGCCATACAGCAGCGGCACGACATTGCGGACAAGCAACAGATGGAACGGTTCGACCAAAGCCACCGAGGAGGAACTTTCAGAGCTTGAATATCTGGACGAGAACTACCTTTCGTCAACAGGATATTCATACGGCGACAAGGTGCTGTTCGATGCAATAGAACAGGACGGCCCGATAGTCCTTACCTCCAATTACGGAGGGGCAAGCGGAGGACTGAACAAGACAAGACCGTTCAACCCCGTGAACTACCGTCCGGTGGATGTCAAGGGAGAGTCCATTGTCGGCAAGAAATATCCGATGCAAAACTGGTGTCTGAACTTCTACAAGAGAATAATTTTAGGTTAACAACAAAATTCAACAAAAATGAAAGCATTAAGAATTATGTGTCCGTCATCGGTTACGGACAAGAGTCTGCGCAAGCTGGAGCATTACTACGGCATAGAGTTTGAGCGCGGAGCGAGCAACGGAGGCGGTGAAAACGGCTACCATGCCATGATAGGCGACGAGGAACTGTTGAAGAACCTGACTTTCCACAACCTCATCCAAATAGGCTTGGTGAAGAATGGTGTCAAACAGGCGACATTCAACCAAACAAACTGGAACAAGACGAAAGAAGGCGCATCCGTATCATTAGCCGGTGACGACGGCAGCGACGTGATGCAGACATTCCCCACACTCTACGCCATCATAGGAGGTACGAACAGCATATATGAGAGATACATCATCTCTGACGAGCCTTTCAGTTATGACGGAGACGAGGCAGAGGAAATCCACCCATACGCAGAAACGCCAGACTTCGAGGTGATTGTGTCGAACGTAGCACGAAGCATATACAATCCGACCATTGCCGGAACACAAGGCACTACGCGATTGACCAACATCAGCGCAGAGGGAGATTACGTCAACGCCAACGGATACCCATCGGGAAGCAAGAGCCGTTACGGTTTTGAATCTGCAGCCCGCGCTAAAAACGACAACACGCTGTTGAACGTACCGTATGCCAACGCATCAACCCTTGATCTTGAGCTTATCATGGCTCTGCTCTACATTGAGTGCAGGACGAAAAACCTGAACAGTGTATTCGGGCATGGCATATCAAGCAATGCATCTCCCAGCGAAAGCATGTGGGGAACTGTATCGGGATGCAGGGTAAAGAATGGCGATGCGTGGACTTACCTCCGATTTAACAGCAATGTGTATATAAGCGGAGAAGCAGTAAGTATGTGGAGTGCCATCAACGGCCAAACCTCGCTGTTGAAGATATTTGAAGCGCAACGTGCCGTTTCGGACGGTGGAACTTTGGAGGGTGTTACCAACTCTGACGGGGAAGCTTTGCAGGGCTTGTCGGACGGCGTAATGACAGGTATCTATACCAAGACATTTACCGCCAAGCTCACTTGCGCACTCACGAGTGGGGGCGAAGTCACCGAAAGAGATGTAGAAGTTGTACTACGAGTTCCCGTATGGCGCGGACGCACCCGTCTGTGGGGTAACATTTGGCAACACCTCAGCGGCTACGATGTATTGAACTATCAGGATGGAGATGGTGTCGTGCATAACGACCTATACCGTGCCAAGAGCATTGCCGACATGACCACCGACACGGACGAGACCGCAAAAGACAGTGCTAACGAATTTGCTTTCGTGACCAAGTATGAGAAAATTGGCGACCTCGGCAATACTTCGGGCTGGATGAGAGACTGCCTAAGTACCGTCAAAGGCCGCATTGTGTTGCCGGGCGTAAATACCGGAGCAGCCATCAACAACTACCAGTCGGCATACACTTATTTGGATAGTGAAGCCACCGCAGGTAAATACCGCAGGAAAACCGCTGGTTTCTTTGGTGGCATTGCGACCTACAGCCTTGGCGTCCTGCGCTACTGCTCTGCGTACGGCGCCCCGTCGCTCTCGGGCACGGGCTTCGGTTCCGGCTTCCGTGTGGAGCTGTCCGAATGACGAAAGACGAAACTCAAGACGAAAGACGAAAACCTACCTCTCCGCTTCGGCGGAGAGGTCTAAAACCGAAAACCGCAACTCCAAGACGCAGACCGAAAGCCGGGCGATTTTGAGAGTTGGGGTAATCTGAAACAAGAAAACAAGAGGAAAATCAAGAAATAAAACAAAAAACTATGAACGGAATTATCAGAGGCCTGATTTCAGAAACAGAGCCGAAAATTCAGAATTGGGGTGAAAAACGCCATGTGCCCATCAACATTCGTCAGGAAAAGACCATTGACGAAGAAGGCAAGGAAAAGACTATCTACGTCTATGACGTAGTGGAACGAGTGGAGCAGCCTGTCTGCATTGACAGCATTGTGGCAGCCGGTGTAAAGGCGACCTATTCGGAAGCCGATACCTCGTACATCATGACCCACTTTGCCAAAGAGAATGACAAGAAAGTAGCCGAATACAAGGCATTTGTTACCGAACTTACGGAAAATGCCACAAAATCGGGCTACGAATAAGCAAGTCATCCTTCGCCTGAAAACTCCGACAGGTTGTCGGCCTAACCGCTGGTTTCTTTGGTGGCAATGCGAACAACAGCAATGACGTCCTGCGCTACTGCAATGCGAACAACGCCCCGTCGAACTCGAACACGAACTTCGGTTCCAGCTTACGTGTGAAAGCAAAAAGATATAAGTGCAAAACCAACATAGGCCGAGACCACACCCGCATGGTGAAAAATGACAGACAAGCAATCGGAGGCACCAAGCCTCCAACACGAGGATTGCCGACTATTAGTAGCGCATCAGTTGTAAGAGGCGTGAAGATTGTCGAAAAAGGCTCACACGGGCACTTAGAATGTTCAACAGAATTTTAAGTAGCTATCAATGAAAAGATTGAATAATGTTTGGAGTACATTCAGCGATGAAGAAACCCTGCTGACAGCTATCCGCACCGCAGCAAAGGGCAAGCGCAAATACCGAAAAGTGCGCAGGGTATTGAAGAAAGACAAAGATGCCGCACATGAACTAAGTGTGATGCTCAATGCCGGGAAATTCAAGCCCTCGCCTTATAAGGTAGACAAGATAAAGACGGAATACGGAAAAGAGAGGGAGATATTCAAGCTCCCTTTCTATCCTGACCGTTGCGTGCAGCACGGAATAAGTCAAGTGATGCGCAAGAAATGGGACAACATCCTGACATCGGACACCTACGCCTGCTTGCCGGGAAGAGGAATAAACTGTAAGAAGTTACGGTATAACCTCAACCATAAGGTAAAACGAGCCATACGCAGTTTCGGGAACAAGCGTGTGTACATATTCAAGATGGACATCAAGAAATGCTATCCGAGCGTAGACAACGACATCATGGCACGCACATACAGGAGGCATTGCAAAGACAAGCGTATGCTGGAACTGATGGACAGCATAAACTACAACGGTAAAGGATTACCGATAGGAAACTTCTTGTCGCAGTTGGAAATAAACCTGTATTTGTCGCCATTAGACCGTTTAGCAAAAGAAGTGCTGAAAGTGAAATACTATTTCCGCTATATGGATGACATTGTACTGATGAGCGATGATAAGTCCGAACTACATCAATGGCAATGGAGGATACTTAATTTCCTTTGGTACGAGCTGCATTTGGAGAGCAACCACAAGCGGCAGATATTTCCGCTTGGAGAAAACCTTTCAGAACGAGGTCTTGACTTTGGCGGATACGTGTACAGGAAAAACAGCACGATGGTAAGGAAGCGCATCAAGAAAGCGTTTGCCAAACGGCGGCATAAACCTAAGAGCGTTCCGAGCTATATGGGCATATTGCAATGCTGCGACGCTAAAAACCTGATTGACAAAATAGTAAACCGAGACAATGACATGGATTTATCACAATTATTGCAAAACAAGATAGAGCGTCCGTTTGAGGGCGACAACATCAAGATAGAGCAACTTATCGACAAACCGATAGAGGTGTTAAACTTCGAGGTGCGCCCCAGCGAGAAGAAGCCGAACACCGACTACCTGAAGATGCAGATACGCTTTGAGGGAAGAAAACGGTTTGTGGGAGGCGGTTACCAGTTTCTGTGCGCAGTGCTGAAGCAGATAGACAAGTCGAACTTACCGTTTGAAACGATAATCCGCAACAAGCGCGGTTACTATTTTGACGGAACTATCAACGAAGAATGAAGCCATGCTATTTGACAATGACAATGTAATGGAAACAGGCACGCGGGCTGTTGGCATAGCCGTATTCGGTAGTGAAATGATAAGCGTGATGATTGATGCACGCTGGATGTTGCTTGCCATCACCGTATGTGTGCTAGCCGACTTCCGCTACGGCTGGGGCGAGAGCAGCAAGCGATACAAGAAAGCCAAAGAGAAAGGCGACAAAATCGTCATGGCACAGTATAAATGGCGCACCTCGCGTGCCATGCGCAGGACTGTGAACAAGCTCATTGATTACTTCATGTGGGTAACGCTGGGTATGTTTTTCGGCTGGGCGATACTGAAACCGTTGGGTGTGGATCACGTTATGGGCGGAGTCGTCGCCACGGCTGTTGCCATAGCGTGTGAGGCAAAATCTTTCTGCGGCCACTTCTTCTACCTGCACGGAATAAAGATAGAAGAAAAGTCGGTGAAAGGATTTCTACGTGCTTTTGTAGTAGCCTTTGCCAAGCGAAAGAACGAGGACTTGGGCGAGGCTTTGGAAGAGGGATTTAACAGTAACGATAAAACAGAAACGAAATGAGAAGTATCAAAAGGATTTTCGTGCATTGCACGGCAGGGAGCCAGCGTCAGACGGTGGCAGACCTTCAGGCAGAGTTCAAGCGTAAGGGATGGAAACACCCCGGCTATCACTATGTGGTTCAGTCTGACGGGAAAATCACCCAGTTGCTCGGCGAACAATTCGTGAGCAACGGCGTGAAAGGCTACAATTCGACGGCCATCAATGTGGCCTATATGGGTGGCATTGACGCAGAGGGAAAGGCCACGGACAACCGCACGGACGCGCAGAAAGAGAGTCTGCGGAAGCTGCTGAAACTGCTGAAAAGCCGTTACCCCAAAGCGGAGATAATGGGACACAGGGACATCAGTCCGGACACGAACGGCAACGGAAAAGTGGACAGTTGGGAAAGGATTAAGGAGTGCCCCTGCTTTGACGCTAAAGAAGAATACAAAGAGCTATGAAAGTAGTGTATAACAACCTTATCCCGTTTAAGGGATATAAAGCCATCAACCTTTTCGGCATTATATTCGCCCGGAAAGGAGTAGAGCTGACAGACAAGGAACTTAACCATGAAGCCATCCATACGGCACAGATGAAAGAAATGCTCTACCTGTTTTTCTATGTGTGGTATGTGGTGGAATGGATTGTGCGGTTGTTCGGGGTCGGAAATGCCTACCGTAACATCTCTTTCGAGCAGGAAGCCTACGCCAACGACGACGATTTGCAGTACCTTTCCAGTAGAGAGCCTTATTGTTGGACTAAATATCTGAAGAAATGAAACAAATAATCCTCATATTGCTTTCCGGCTTTTTCCTCACAGGATGCAGGACAAATAGTCACATACCAGTTACGCAACAGTATCGTGACAGCGTGCGCACCGAAGTAAGGACGGAAACGGTGTACGTGAAAGACACCGCCTACATCGAGATACCCCGACAGACGGCAAAAAGTATCATTCCCGATACCCTCAAAAGCAGCTTGGAAAACGACTTTGCCACGTCTGACGCATGGGTAACGCCTGACGGTATGCTACATCACACGCTGGAAACCAAGCCGCAGGAAATGCCGTTTGAGTATGACAAACAGGTAGAGAGGAAAGACAGCACCACACACAAGACCGGCACGAACACCATTGTAGAAACCAAATATGTAGAGAAAGAACTGACGTGGTGGCAGCAGGCTAAAATATACGGCTTCCGCGTGTTGGCCGCACTTCTTATTATCGGCTTGGCATGGAAATACCGAAAAGCAATCGTGGCGTTCATCCGCAAACTTATATAGGAGGAAACGATATGGAACATACATTGAACGTAAACAAAGAAAACGTGTATAATGAAGTGGCCAAGACCACTTCATACACGGGTGCAAAGATGGATGACGAGGCGGCCTACGACCGCATCTTCACCACCGAGGAGGACAAGACCATGCTGGAACGGTTTTGGAACGAGAGCAAGAACGCCATTGCCGGAAGTCTGAAAAAGTTTCTCTCGGACGAACAGGAAGAGGACGGCAATTACACACTGACGCTGGAACTGTCGGCCTCGTTCGACGAGAGCCTGTTGGAGAGTATGGAGCGCAGCCTGTTCAGCTTCTTCGTGATGAACATCACGGCCAAATGGTACACGCTGGCCAACAAACAAGAGGCAACGGACTATGCGGCAGGAGCGGCTGCGAACGTGGAAGACATCATGCGTAAGGCATTCTTCAAGAAGAAACCGAAACGCCCGACATACAATTGAGTTAAGAGTTAAGAATGAATAATTAAGAACTAAAAAAGATACGACTATGGCTGAAAACAAAAAGACACTCACCGTTACGCAGGAAGTGAAAGAACTGATGTTTGACATCATGAACAAAGCCTACCTGACCGGACAGGCACGAGAATTTGAGGGTACAAAGAATTACGAGGCCAGCTCGAATATGCAAGCCTCGGAAGACTTGGAGAGCAGCTACCAGTTGCGCCGCAGCCTTGCCAACGCCTTTTCAAGCCTGAAAAGCCTGCTTGGGGAATACTTGGACGAGAATAAAAGCACATCGGACAACATCATTCCTAAAGAGATTGACGATGACGGCCAGCTGGTACTGGCATTCAAGCTGCCCTCGAACTACAACAACGCCTCGGCGGACAGCTTGGGCAACGGCATACACGCATACTTGGTTGACATGGCTCTGTATGAGTGGTTCACCATTACCAACAAGGCAGACGCACAAGACTACCTGAGCCACTCCACGGCGAGCCTTGAAACGGTGAAACGCGCTTTGTACAAGAGAAGCCGCCCGACAAGACCCACATACAATTAAGTGAAGAATTAAGAGTGAAGAATTATGCTGTACTGCTGTGGAAAAGAGCCAAAACATAAGGACGCGACCCTGACCTTCAAGCGAGCCGAGCTTATCTACGACGCGAGTAACTACTCGTTCGTAGAGGCGGACATCCTGCCCGAAGGTGACGAATGCCGACGGCATCAAGTGTTCGACATCGGGCAAGACGGCAATGTGGACCGGGTAACAAGGGTGCTGAACACGGCACACGCCGAATGCGTGGAAATGCTCTATCCCTACACCAAAGAAGAAATACCCGACGAACAGGAAGCGCTGGACGACGTGCTGACAGAGCCGGAGGTGTACGAAATCAAGCTGACGCTGCCTGAAGGATTTTCCCTGACGACACTGCGTATGCTGGAACACCTGATACACGAATACCTTGTGTGCAGGGTGCTGGCCGACTGGATGAGCATCACCAACCCGGAAAGCGAGGCGAACTGGGAAAAGAAGTTTACCACCTTGCGTAACAAGATAAAGTCATCGCTGGTTTCGAGGACAGGCAAGGTAAGGCGGAAACTGAAACCGTTTTGAAAGCAAGAGCCGAGGTGCATCACGCATCCCGGCTCTTTTCCATCATACAATCTTAAACCTTAAAACTAACTAACAACCAATATCTTATCTTGGCTTATTGGTAAGGCGCGGCGTGAACTGAACCGTGCAGCCGTCGATGCACTCCGCCTTGTCAAGCTGGCAGATGAGCGCAAGGCGGAAGTATTTGTACGGCGAACCACGGAAGCCACGCAGATACTTGTCCGTGCTGCTCCAGACGATGTGCCAGTTGAACAGGTCGCGCGAGCCGTAGAGGATTTGCGCCACGTGCCCAGCCTGAAAATATCCGCGCTGGATGACGGTATCTATTGTTTTCAACACATCAGGATAACCGAGTTTGAAAGGGCGCGTAACGACAAGAGCCGTTATGCCGGTAGCGTCAGATAGCGAGAAATTGGCCAGCGCATTATCGTTCAGCATTGCCAATGCGTCAGGGTATGAATTGACGTTATCGGCAATGGTGCTGTGTATCATGCCCCACAACTTCGATTTTAATGAATAGACATAGGCATAACTTACGGACGGATTGTAGACGATGATACGCTGGTTGGTATAGTCGTATATCATCTTGCAAGCCGTGAGGAAATCGCGGAACGGCAGAAGCGAGGAATTTTCGAGCGTGATTTGTTCGTCCTCACCGGCACGCTCGTTGAACAGGCTGACAAGTTTGTCAGCTTTCGGCAAATCGGATATGGCAAACAAATCACGGCTGTTGATGCTGTCGGACAGGCAGACGGCTTCCGAGCCACTGATGAGCATTATGCCACGGTCGGTAGCGAAAAGCACCGCACTGTCAATCTGCGTTATGCTGTCAGGGTTGATGCAGACATCGCGCGTGATAGGCTGCTTTGCGGAATATGTGCCGGTGTCGGACACCTCCAACGCCCAAACGCCATCGGTGGAGAAAGCATACAGAGGGAACTGTCCGAACTGTCCCTGCGAGAGAGCTTTTGCTGCCGAGCAAATACCAAGAATGGTGCCCGTGCCAATGGTATTGATACCCAACACGGGAAAGTAGAACGGATTGTTGACCTCGGAAGTATAGATCTTGTTAGGCACATCAATCGTCCGTTCATCCAGCGTAGACACATTGAACGAAGAATACTTTTCGTTCTCGCTGACATTCAATCCCTCCCAACCGCCAAAATAGTATGCACCATTGAGCGTAGGATGAGGCTCAAGCAATACCTCGTAATAAGTAGAGAGGTAATTGTTTATCTCAACCACGGCCTTATACGCATTGACATTCGGATAAAACAGCCATAAGAGAGGTGTGTCTATACCGAACTGACCCGGATTAGCCCGAACAACAATGTCCCTTCCGTCCTGCTTAATAAAATAGGAAACAATCACACTTACCTTATAATCCAAAATAGTAGGATTATCCGTGTCGGAGTATTTATGCACATTGCCATCGGTAAACTGGAAAAGGCAAGGAGAAGCAAAGCCATTGAACAACAGCTTCTTCAAATTGGCTATATTGAAGCGAGAATTGTAATTGTAAGAATACTTGGGAATAAGCGTGTCGTGGCTATCGTAATCATCCGTCATCACTTCTCGCGTAACCAACGACTGCAAGTATTCCTTGTTGACCGGAATGATGGTGCGCGTAGTTTGCAGGTCCGCGACATTTATTGATTTCAAAAAATAGAACAGGTGATTATCGGTTATATCTCCCTTGATTGCATCGCCATCGCGTTGAGGCAACATCAAACGCCATGCCGGAGAAGTGAAATTTGTAGGGTCGAAAGTCATCGCATAAAGTTCCCCAAACTTGGATTTCTGATAGCGCAAAGGATAAGTCGTTGTATCCGCAGCCTGATTGGTATGCTTACAGATAGCATAACAATCCGAATAGCTGGTAGCAAGGAAGCGTGTGCATTGTCCGTTTTGGTTGTATGTATAGATTGGTGCAGAAACAAATATGTCAACCGACTTGATTATGTCATTCCAATTCTCCAATTCGGCAATTACCGAAGCATTGGACACTGCATAGTCAAGCTGATGAAACATTCCGCACAGCCGCAGGGTAGCTTCATTGACCTGCGTAGAAGTATCCTCGCCATGCATGTGCGTAACAAAGCACTGTGGAGCGAGGTCTGACGAACAGACCATCAGCACCGGTGCGGAATGCATAGTCAGCGTTCCGTCATACAGCCGATAGGCATAGCGGACAAAAAACGGATACATGAACTTGCCCACATTCGTGGAGTTGTCGGCGATAAACTTGTTCACTTTTGCCAATACCTGATCCGTGATGCGCGTCTTGTTGTTGTCCGTAAAGTCTTTCCACACATCGCCATCGAAGAAGTCGATGTTGTCGAAATAGATAGTAAACTCGTCATCGCGTATCATCTCGCCCTGCAATCCAAAAGAAATAGGACATTCAGGCATGTGCGTTCCGAGATACAGATAACCCTCTGAAAATCCTTTCCAAAGCATATAATGTATGCCCCCATCGGTAAGCACCATGAGTGTATTGCCCACCGAATTGAAACCATATATGACCGTTGACGAGGGAAACGCATAAAGGTGTTGGAGAAACTGCGAGCTTTCCGTATTTCCATCGGTGAAGAACGTCTGGTTGTTTGACGTGTCAAGGACGATATAATACATGAACGTAGAAGTCTGATGTATGAACACCACCTTCCGGTTGTCGCCAATAGAGAACAATTCTTTAGGCGGAAGCACAGGCTTTAACGCCCCGTCCTCCGGCACCAGCCCGATAGCCGTTGCAAGTTCGCCGTCCGCAGACTCATAGTCAGACGGATTGGCGGTAAATCCGTTATATTTTATCTCTTGTATCATCGTTCAGTATGTGTCTGTAAATAATCGGTAATACCATGCCAATGGCGGGCAGTGATGTGGGTGAGCCTACACCGAGTTCTACCTTTCCAAGATGCGAGCCGCTTGCCCTGATGACATACCGGCACAGCTTTTGCGACCATGCCCTGAAGTGTCGGCTGTTGGGATGCGTTGGAAAACAAGTTGCCTCATGCCTCCCGACTGTAGGTGCATGGAACTTGACATACATGTAAAGTTCACCGTCGCCATCCAGCAAGTCTATCACATCCCCACGTTGCAGGGCAAGCACCTTAGACACGTGCGCCGAAATGTCAATGCGTCCGTCAGAGCGAAAGGTTATGTCCGTTTTGCGCGTGTTTCCGAGTATGCTCTGCATAGGCGAATGGTTTTACGTGTCGGTAAATCAAACTGGTAGTAGGTCTTCCCCTGCGGTGTCTGCCGAACAGAAACGGACAGTTTGACAGGACGGAGCGCAGGCAAGCCATATTCAAAGAAGATGCGCCCGACAGAGGGACACAGCGTTTCAAATCCGATGCAGCGGTACTTGCCGTTGTACTGAATTTGGCAAAGCTGGGTAGGCTCGCTGATTTCAGGACTTAGCATGAAACCAAACGTGCCGCCCTGCGGTATTCGGAACACGAACACCGATGCACCGTCCACTCCGCTGCTTTCGGCGCATTTCTTCATGTGGTAGAACAAATGCCTTGAAAGCGTTACGGAGTTGTCGGACGGGTCGGCTATTACGTAGTAGCGAAGCGAACGCCATTTGTTTATGAGTTTTGTAAATATCATACGCGAAAATAGCCGTTTATGCCATAACTGACGGTTTATGTTTTAACCCACATCGCGAATAATCCTTTCGTGAGCGGAAAGAGATTGTTTCAATGTATCGGAACGACATTGTTGTCATCAATATGTCCCGATGTCCGTCGGCTTCTTCTTTCGTGGAGAAAATGTAGGAACAAATCTCCATTTTGTCCGTGCCTTTCGTACCTACGATGTTGGCGTAATACTTTCGCCCGAAGAGAAAAGCGATAATTTCCTTTAATACTGTTGTCTGCATAGTTATTATTTTTAGAGTTTATAATCAGAATATAGAAAATTCTATTGTGTCAATTTTTATTTTGATGACCTTAACCGCATTGCGCACGTTCGGTGCGTCGAAATTGAATTTACCATCCACTCCGGCAAACGCTTCCATGTAGGACTTTAATTTTTGCGTCAACGGAGGAAGAATGCTTGGAGCGAGGTCAGCTTGCCGCAATTTCGCGGCCAGCAGACTGTCCATTTCCTTATTGTGCGCTTGCAGTAGGTCGACGAACAGCACGGACATGATAGCATAGCAACGCATCTCGGCGTAAGGATAATCAGGAACGGCACGTTTGAACTCGCCGTTGACGGAGAAGTATAGGATGAGTAAGTCTTTGTGCAGTTCGCTGATGCACATATCCGTCTGACTGATGATGTTGGAATAATGCTTGTAGTCAAGTTCGCGGCGAAGTTCGTCCTTATAGTCCTGATGCACCTGTTTGAGGAAGCGGCTAAGTTTCTTGAGGAGGCTCACTTTATCGCGTGCGCCACAGTCCATAGCCTTGTTTGCATAATGCCATGCAAGCTGTGTGATGATGAGCGGCACGAACGAAACACGCATCTGTTCGTTAAGGGTGAGCCGCTCCATCATCATTTGCGTGCTTTTCGACACGCTGTCGCGAAACGCCTGTTCGCGGAGCGTGTCTATATTGAGTGGTGGTATCATATCAATGTAAGTTTTCAAATTCGATAATGGTATTGTCGGTGTTGGGAATGCGGTCAAGCGAGTAGAATGTTTCCTTGTCGTAGATGTTGGCCGCTTCGTGTTCAAGACGGCAACCTTTTGATGTGCGCCAACCGTCAAGAAACAAGACCGCATCACAACAAAGCAAGGCTTCTATGTCGTTGCCCATGTGTTCGGCGTATGTCGCGTCAGGATCGGGCGACACGTCGAGCGGAGATACAGGCGTATGGCCTTTGGCTTGTATTACGCCGGAGGCGTAGATGCAACTTGCCTCGACTTCTTCAATGTCGTGGCCGGTAATAGGGAGGCTAATGTATATTTTCATCGGAGTGAATAGCTATTTACAAGTTCAAAATCATATACGAACACATAGGGATTTTCTTGCCATACGTCTTTTTTGCTCACCTTATTTATTAGGTGAGCAAAGGCTTCACGAGGAGTTTTATAGTTGTTCCATAAGCCTTTATCGTTGTCATAAAAAGAATACTGATAATACTCGCATCCGGTCAGAATCTTCTGAATGCCCTCTTTCAAGCATTCCACGTCCGAAATGTCTTGGAGACGCTCTACACGAACATCTGTTATGCGGATTTGGTGGGGCATAAGGTCTGCACGAACAAACATCTTATTGTCCCATCCGGCATTCGTACTTCCTACTCTTTGAGATATAATATCCCACATCGGTACTCCGTCTTCATTTACTCCTCCACAATTACGATAACTTTGCGCCACCGCAACTACTTCGCCAACTCGAAAAGGCAGTTTCATTGTGATAAGACTTTCCCCTCCGTTTGCTATTATTTGTACTTCATCACCAAGAACGCCAGTACTCTCTATCTCATCTGAAGGGAAAAGCGGCTTTCCTTTCATTATTCGCCTTGTCTGCGTCTTGCTACCGTCAAGCACGGCTTCCGTAAGGCCGTATCTGTCATTGAACATTATCTTTTTCATTGTTGAGCCATTTTAAGAAGTTATTGTTGATGTTGAACCAATACCGATTGCCCTCACGTGTGTCATGCCAGACAAATGCGCAAGTAATCACGTTCTCGGAGGCAGTCTTTTTTAGATAGACAGCAAGCGTCATGCGATGACGCACACCACGGTTATAGTTTTGTACGAATTTATCGTACAACCTTTGTCCTTTGAGCCAATCAGTTATCTGTTCAGGTGTTTTCATTTCCAAATAGATTTGGTTCACGTTTGTTGTTCAATATCTGATTGACGCGGCCGATTTCATCGTCCACACGCTTTTCGAGAGCCTTGCTCTCACGCAATGCCGATTGGCTACGTGTGCGGAAATACTCTTTCTGCTTGTTGCGCAATGCGACAACGAGTTTATAAAATGCTTCGTGGTCCATAGTCATTCTTCCTCATCATAGTCATCAAATCTGTTACCGCCAGCCACAATGAAAATGCAGGCAATATCCACGGCAATAGCTAATGCCAAGAAGTACATCATAATGTTCCTCCTTTTCTTTTCGGCGTTATGTCATCGAGATAAGCGTATTCCAAAATATCTGAAAGTGGAAATTCAATGCCTGACTGCGTTATAAATCCAATATATTCATGGAAATAACCGACAACATCAAATCTACCTATGCAGAAACCTCTTTTAATCCTTGCAATTACGTGGACATTTCTTTTCAATTCTTCACCATGAGGTGAAGTTTCACGCCACGCATTGTTAATGAGCCATTGTGCGCCATACTCAAAAGCATCGGCTATTGCGTTACGGTCGAACTCTCCATTTACGAATGACGGTCTTGCTATTCCTGCATAACTATTAGCAGCATTTTCAATCAGTTCTTTTTTCATTGTGTGCCTCCTTGTTCCAAGAGTTTATGATATTGGTTGTCGTTCAGGCTCTCTTGCATAAACAAGATTTTGACAAGCCGTTCTTTTTCCTCTGCCGTCAATTCCCTGCTATCATCGGAATCAATGTCGCCATGCAGATGATGTTTCCGGCAATATGCAATCAGGATATTATTCTTCATGTCCTCCAAATCCTTATTGAAATTGGCTTTGTGCCATTCAAAAAGGCTAACAAGTTCCGCATATTGCATCGCTGTCAATTCTATGGCAATTTTACTTCGAGATACCGATTTATAAGACATTGAAATTTCGTCCACTATCGAAAAATAACATTGGGCGAAAAGGTCTTTATATGTTTTGTCTTTGCCTACATCAAAGATGTGCCATTCCTTTTTGTTCTCATCCAATAGTTCCTCGATGGAAATCCCATATTCTTTGCAGAGCTTTTCAAGCAATCGCCGGGCATTCTCAGCTTCACCTTGAACACCACGTTCAGCAAGAGCCAACAACTTTTTCAGTTTTACTTTTACGCTTTCGTATTCTCTTTCCATAATATTGTTCATTTTATCAGTTAAAGTATTCCCGGCAAAAGAAACCTTTACGAGGTTCAAAGTCCTTAAAATCACATTTCGCATAGATTTCGCGGCGGTTTGCCCAGTGTGCCATATCTTTTTGCCATTGTGGTATTTTTTGTTTCGGATCGTTCAAATCACGGTAAGGTTGTGCGAACGGAACGATCTTCTTCTCGTTTCTCCAATGGCTGATGCGTCTGTAACTTTCCTCGAAATCCATAATGATGCAATACAGAAAGAACTCGCCTCGATAGCCGCAGGAACGGATAAGCTCAATGGCACGTTCACAATGGGCAATCTGTGCCGGGGTGTCGCAGCCGAAACGGATGCGTTTCATCCACGTGACCTTTGCCAGCATCCGGGCCACTTCAGGCGTTACCAAACGAGCGTCGAGAGCCTGATTGAAGTCCACATGATACTTCCGGCGAACAATCTTCTCAATCTGTGCCAGCCCGTAACCGCAGGCAAGGATGTTGTTGTCCATGAGAATCAAGTAATCCCGGCCGGCCACGGCTATATCGTCTACGTCCATGTAAGGGCGTATGCCTCCCTCTTTTTGAGGAACGATGCACCAGCGGCAATGGTTGGGACATCCGCGTGTGAGAAATCCGTATGCCATATTGTCCGCAACGCCGGGATAGAGCGAATAATCGGGCTGCAAGCGGTCCACCTCACCGGGCAAGACAGAATGAATGTCATAGCCTGTACCTCCACGGACAACCTCGCCGACATTGGTAATGTAATAGCGGTAGTCGGGCGTGAACGAAAAGACCTTGGCCATGTAGAGGCGGTCGTAACGGTCGAAAGGATTGTACCAATGCACCGTGTCGCCATGCGCCTTGTGGTAGGCGGAAAGCTTCATCAGGGCAAGGTTGGGATAATCGCTATCCACGGCAAGCAGGGCTATCTTCATACATCCTCATCTTTTAATCGTTCGGAACGAGGCTTCGTTGCCAAAGTCCACTATTTGCATCATTTCGCGGAAACGGTCGGCAAAACGCTCGTCATAATACTCCCGTATCTCGTCGGCGGCAAGGTTGCTTGTGGCCATTGTGCAGAACTGTTCCTCGTAGCGGTAGGAAATCATGTCCATTGCGGCATTGACGTAATCGCCATAGTTGAGGCTTTCGCGCGGCTCGGTGCCGAGGTCGTCTATGCACAGCACCTCCACATCGCGCAGCCGCTTGTAACGGCCTACATCGGACATATTGTCACGTGTGCGGTTGTTGTACGCCTTGGCCAGCAATACCAACTCTTTTGCCGTAATAATCTCAAAGCCGAAGAGCGGCCAACGGTCGTTCTGTGAGGTGTATCCCTCATCGGAATGCAGCAAGTTGTAGAGCGACTTCATGGCCTTTACGAGTGTTGTCTTGCCGTTACCACGGTTGCCGCAGAGGAACAAGCCGAAAGTGGTGTCCGTACCGGTGAGCCACCGCGCGACATCGGCAATATGGCGCAGGTAGCTGTCGGAGGCTACAAACTCACGGTGGCGCAAAGCCACTTCCGCCCGGCAAGCAGCCAGCAGGAGGTCGTACATCTGCCGTGGTGTGTATGGAAACCTAAAACGTTCCACCATACGTTTTCTCTTCATCAGCGCGGAGAATATTTCCTCTGCGTTTATTTCTTTGTTCTGTCCGAATTGTAACATCTTCATTCTGTTTTTTACCGGCCACTATACGCAGCCAGTTGTTAAAGTGCTGTTTTGCATCGGAAAGGCTTTCGTGCCTTTCTTTCCCATCAGAAGCGCAATGCAACCTGAACTCGTCAAGTCTTTTGCAAAGTTCCTCCACATCCATGTGGTGAAGCACCTGAAGCTGGTCGAGCCAAGCCGTTTCATTCCTCAATGCTTCGATTTCCTCGTCAAGCGTGAGCGTATAAGGCTGATAAGGCGGTAACGGAGGTTCTTTCGGCTTTTTGGCGGCTGTGCGCTTTTTCGCCGTTCCTTTCCGTGAGGTTCCTGTTGACGGTTTATCGGTGCCGGTGTCATCCGTGATAAGATTATAGACCGTAACGGTTGCCACGCGCTTGCAAAGACGGTTGATATTCATATACCTCACCTGTATTCCTTTCGATGTCAACACACCTTCGGCCTTGTACAGTTCCTTAGCAAACAACCCGATGTTCAGGCAGCACTGGATGACCTCGCGTATATACGCCTCATCATACCCGGTCTGTTCCGAGATTATGAAGGGCAGCTCTTCGTCCCACCTGATGTAGTACCCATCCTTGTAGATAAGACATAGCAGGAGAGCATATACGGTAATGGCCTTGCCACCTTGATACTTGATTAGTTTCCTAATGCGCAAGTCCTGAAAAAAGTCGATGTCGAAAGGAAAATATCCCAAACCTTGCTTTGCGGTACGTGCCATATTCATTTACTGTCATTTAGGTAGCAGCGCACCTCCCGAATGAAATCGTCGAGGGAGCGGCAAACTACATATTTGTATTCATCTTTATCGCAGATAACCGACTGCCACCAACGCTGATGTTCGCTTTGCCTACCTTTGGGCGTTTTCATCTCGATAAGCAACGCACCAAACCGATGCGTACTTTTGAGCAGGATAAGGTCGGACACCCCGGCCACCACGCCCTCGGCCTTGAGCTTCGCGCCTGTTACAGCGTCGCGCCGTCCGCCGTTCGGCACGGCGAAAAGCCGCCCCTGAAGATGAGGATACTGGATGTTGAACCACCTCACACAGACCTCTTGCAACCTGTGCTCTTCATCGGAGGGAGCTTTCCGCCGTGGCTTGGCACCAGCCTTGGCAAGCATTTCGTCAAGCGTCATCTTGGACTTTCTCATGATCGTGCGTCTTGTCAATCACCACGTCTTTGCAGCCGGTGGCACTGATGGCAACCTTCTGCCCGTCGGGAATGCTGTCTACAAATCCTTTTACAGCCTTACTTACGGCTGGGTGGGAAGCAACTTCTCGCATTTTCTCATCAGTATCGTTACAGCCGTCAGCCTTGTAAACGAACACGTCCATTATCTTTGTCTCTTGCAGAGCTTCGCATTCCCAGTCGGCCAATGAATCTTTCATGTATTCGTTGAGTCGGTTGCGTGCATGGTCGATGTCCTTTGCTTGTATGAGGTAGAAGAAAGCCTGTTTCTTCTCCGCACCCGATTTCTCGTCAAGTGTTATGTAGTTTACTTTTGCCTTATACCACTTGTCGCCATCGGATGTTTCAACCAGTTCAGAGTATTTTGTGATTTTCTCTGAAACCACTTCAAACTCGCCGCTGATGAATGCTCCCATTTCTGAGATGATACGTCTTTCTGCTTCTGTGAATGACAGGGCGTCTACGATATACAACTCCGTCACTTTCTTTTGCATCCCATTTTCCATTGTCTTTTCGTAGCGGATGCCACATTCAAAAAGTTTCATGCGTTACAAGTCTTATTTTTGTTTTCTGCATAGCCGATACGTGCATCAAGCACGGCAAGATATTTGCGCATCAAGTCAAGCTGGGTTTCAAAAGCCTGTTGTTCCTCCGTCCAAAGCAGTTCCTTAAACTTGGAGGAGTAGTAGAAATCCTGTGCCTTGTTGTATCGAAGGGAGAGGTCGTCACGCTCAATGCGCAGACGGTCAAGGAAAGTGTCTGCCACGCGGTAGGCTTTCTCGAACACGTCGGCAGGGGACCAGCTTTCATAACCGTTCTCATACTTGACGTAATAACCGGCTTTTGACTTCTCACTTTCGTTGGGAACTCGTCCGGCATGAAGCAATCCCCGACGATAGGCATCGCCCATTGTCATTGGTTCGGCCTGAATTTCTTTTGTTCCGATGTACTTTTTCATTTGTTCAATGCGTTTTTAAGTTCTTCACTCACTTTGAATTTCACCGTGCGGTGAGCCGGAACGACGCACTCAGCACCAGTGGCCACGATGCGCGCCTTTCTTTCGCCAACATTGCGGACAGCAAATGTGCCGAAGCCACGGAGGTAAACATTCTCACCGGAAGCAAGAGCCTGCGATATGACTTGCATAGCTCCCTCAACCGCTTTCTTTGCTTCGGAGCGACGCAATCCTGTACGCTCCGAGATTTGCTCAATGAGTTGTTGTTTGGTCATTTTCTTCATCTTTTTTGAGTTTACGGTTTAACTTTTCAATCAATCTTCTTATTACCCATGCCCGGCAGACATAACGCTGGCCGCGCTGGGTATCGTAGAGCTTGGCTGCGTCGTCAAGATACGCCACTATCTTTTTCACGTCCGTCTTGCATATTTCCATGTTCAGCCTGATTAAGGAAAGAAGCCACGAGCTGGTCGAAATACATCTCGTCAGTCGGTATCTCGTCGTCCGAGTTCATGATTTCGGCAGCGATTGACTTTTTCGTTTGTATGAGTGAATAAATCGTATGGTCGATTGTACCACGTCCAAGCAGGTAGTAACAGGTCACGTTGTCTTTCTGTCCGATGCGGTGGGCACGGTCTTCACACTGACAACAGTCGGCATACGTCCAAGCGAGTTCAACGAAAGCCACATTTGATGAGGCTGTAAGCGTTAGCCCGACACCAGCCGCCTTGATTGAGCAGACGATGAGCCGCGTATCAGGGTTGTTCTGAAAGCTGTCCACAGCCGCCTGTTTGCTAACCGCGCTGTCGCGCCCTGTAACCGTTACCGCTCCGGGGAACGCCTTTACCAACGCATCGACAACTTCATGAAGGGAACAGAACACAATCAACTTCTTACCATTGGCGAGGAACGTGCGAATAAAATCTATTGCCTGTGCCACCTTTCCGAGCGTGGCGAGCTGGCGCAACGTCATGAAACGCACAAGAGCTTCCATGCGCATCTTGCGGCGTATCTCCCAATCGGTACACTCGGTATATTGCTCCAAATAGGCGGCAAGGTCGGCTGCGGCGAGGTCATACTCGGCACCGTTAGAGATGTCAACGTAAAGGTCGACGCGCGTCTTGTCAGGAAGCTGTGGCAATACCTTTGCCTTTTCACGGCGTATCATGCAGGTGTCGTAGAGTTTTTGGCTCAACACCGAGAGAGGCACAGTCGGTTCGGCGTCTTTGTCTTTCGGGTCGGTGCAGTAGTCGGCCTTGAACTGTGTAGCTCCGCCGAAGTCCTGCAAGCGGCCCATGATGGAGAGTTGCGAAACCAAATCTTCAGGACGGTTGACAACCGGCGTGCCTGACAAGAGAATAATCCATTCTTTGCCGACTGACAACCCTTTTGTGAAGATTGTCTGTTGGGCTGACGGGTCTTTTACACGGTGGCTCTCGTCTATGATGATAGACTTGAACATCTTGATTTGCGGACAGAACACCACATCTTTCAGGCGGAACGACTTACCGCCTTTTATATCCCACACGAAATACTTGCGCAGACTTTCGTAGTTCACAATGGCAACATGGTGCATACCCATTTTGAGTAGGTAGGGCCATGTGGTGCGTACAGAGTTGTCAAGCACAAGTGCAGACTTGTCGGTGAACTTCTCGAACTCACGCTGCCAGTTAATCTTCAACGACGACGGACAGATAACGAGACAGGGGTATGCTCCGGCAGTATCCACAATGCCAATGCTTTGCAATGTTTTGCCCAAGCCCGGCTCATCCCCTATAATCAGCCGCTTATGTGTCAGTCCGTAGACTATGCCGTCCTGCTGGTAGGGATAAGGCTTAACGCGCAGATGAGTTTGCAGGTTGTTCATTGTTGTTTTTCCTCTTGTTAAAGTTCCATCCGTTTAATTGGTAAACACGTTTGCGAGCTTCCTCGCGGTCGAAGTATATCGGTTCGTCAGGTACTGGCGACGCAGTGGACGTTGTGGCGGTAACGCTATCGTAACGGTAGATGCGGAAGCCACGTCCACGCGGCGCGTAATAGCACTGACCTATTCTTGGATTTCTAAGCATAATCTTAACTATTTGAAATGTTCAACTTCATTTATCAGGTCGTCCCGGTCAATTCCGGGAATATACTTGTCAAGCACGAGGTTCACGCAGTCGGTATAGAACCGCTCAAACTCTTCTTCATCCATTGCCGCGAACGATATGCTCTTGTACTCAATCTCACGTTCACCACGGTCGTTGACTGTAGCTGTGAAATAGCCGAGGTCGCGTTTGAAACGGCGCAGCATGTCGTCAACGCTCCGTACGTTCCACCGCTCGACAAGCGGAAGCGGAAGGTTGTCGTAGGTCAGCCGGACAAGCGCAAAAAACTTCTTGTGAAATTCGTAATTGCGGGGCTGGCTGATGCGGCAACGCACAGTAGAGCCTACACGCAAACGCTGTTTCAAATCGTGGTCGCTGTCGTAGAGCGGCACAAGACCATACGGAGTTACGCGGCAATAGATGTCCATAGCTTCATGCAGTTTGAGGGGTTAAGAGCCACCATTGAAAGGCAAGCTCCTCGTACTTCTCCCGGCCACGGGTGTAAACCTCATCGCCACGAGTGATGAACTTCTTAAAGACCTTGCAATTCTTCTTACTGATAGCATAAATGAAATCTCTGTCAGAGTGTGCGATGTCCATGTACCACGAACGGCTGCGGTCCCAGTCGAAGAAGTCAACCGCCTCGTCGAACTCTTTTTGAGAGCTGGCAAAAGTGGTTTTCAAGTCACCGCCAAAACCGAATGCAGACAGGTACCAGTCCCACTTGCAGCGTGTGTCGAGGTGGAACGGCCAGTCGCAATAGGTGAACTCCTGATTACGGTTCACCATGAAGCGTTGCGTGTCGGCCAGTTCGAGAACCTTTGCAAGGAACGGGTCGCGCCGAGCCTCCATGCGGAGAGAGTGTTGCATCTCTTTGGCGTGATGAAACTCGTCGTCGGTGTATTGCACATCATCGACCGTGAGGCGATAGTAATCGACACGCGCCGGTTCTGTGATGATTGCATCCACAAGCGTGCCGAAGCGGAATGCCGCCTCACGGTCGCCGAACTGCGGCCGTGGGTGGATGATGTCACGCAGGGCTGTGAGGTCGGAGTTGGAGACCTCTGTACGGTTATAGTATTCATCTGGGTTATGGTTCATAGTATTACTTCGCTTTTACTTCATCGACATATTCCACGCTCTCGTCATTGACAAACACGCCGTCTTTGTTGGCGAGTTTCTCACAGAACGTGATTTGCTTCTTGAATGTCTTGGCCAGCTCCTCAACAGAAAGCGTGCATCCCTCCTTGCTCCACCATAGCGATATGATAGGCATAATGCCCTCGGGGTTAAGAAGCTGTATTTTCTTGGTGACTTTTGTCTTAGGCTGGTAATCTGATACAGTTGCCTGTTGGTTGAACAAAGAAGTCATTTCGGCAGTCTGCTTGTCCATTTCAGCTTTCGCCTTAGCCTCTGCCTCACGTGCTGCACGTTCTTTCTCGATGCGCTCGGCTTCCGCCTTTTGACGTGCTTCCATTTCAGCCTTGATGCGTGCTGCTTCCTCGGCATTGGCTTTGGCGATGCGTTCAAGATTAGCCAGTTTCGAGGGGAGACGGTCGAGGGTGTATTCGAGGGTGTCGCCCACCTCGGCGATATACTGGTCGTTGAACTGCTTTGCGAGCTTTTCCTTTATTTCTTTTTCCACTTCGGCAGCCTTGACACCCATCGGGATGCGCAGCGTGGTGTGCAGCTTTTCCATCCATGTAGAGGTAATGCCTTTGCCGACATTTTCTTTCATGGCTTTCAGCGTGGATAGTGTTCCGTCGTAGTTGTCCAGCGTCAGATTGTTGTCCAGTTCGGAGATTTTGTTCAGGGAAGCGTTCACAAGCTGCTGGAACTGCTGCTTGAAGTCGTCCTCCACGTCCATGCGGAACTTTCGTGCGGTTTCTTCAGCCTGTTGGCGTGCCAACGCTTCGCGGCGGCGTTGTTCCTCCTCTGCACGCTTCTTTGCGGCGTATTGGTTGCGTAGCTGCTGAAGCTGGTAGCCAATGGTGCCGGACTTAGAGGGGTCGATTTCATTCTCAATGGTGGTGAATGCCGTGCGCACTTGGTCGAACAGTTTAGTTACAGGAGAGCGACGCTCATTCATCACCTTGACTGTGCGGCGTGCCTTTTCGATGAATACCGCAGCCTGTTTGTCGAGGTCGTCATTCATGCCTTGCTGCTGAATGGCAGTGAGTATATTTTGTCCGAAGCTGACGCAGTTGTCGCGCGACTTGCGGTTGACTTCATAAGAACCGGGAGCGGCCATCACTATTTCTTTCATGTTTTCAGGCCGAATGATTGATAATTCGTTGTTGTTCATATCGGGTAATTGTTGTTGCGGCTCACATTGTACGGTGTCCGCATGGTGGATATATCTGTGAAGTCTTTCGCAGAACAGCCCGTTAATGCCGTTGAAGCTGTCCTTGCAATCCGTACATCTTTTAGGTGGCATGGTTTATGGTTAGAACACATCATCGTTGTTGCCTCCGGCCGAGGGGTCAACCGTAACACCTGCTGACATATCTTGCGCAGGGGCAAAGGTCTGCGGCTCATTCTGCTGTTGCGGTTCATTGTCCGAGCCGTCGGCCATGCCTCCGTATGGGTCAAAGTCCTGCTCCGGCTGCTCTACAACATCGCTTTCAAGCTGTGTGCCCTTGCCGATGGCTATCTTCGGGTAAGTCTTGAATGCGTGCTTGATGCACTTAGCAGCAAGGAAACCGGGGTCAATCTGCCCATTAACGTTGTAGAGGTCGTTGGCACGCTCCACACGTTGGCGGGTATTTGCATCGTAATAGGCATTGTTCTTGGCAGAATAGACTTCAAGGCGTTTCCAGTCGCTTTCCGTCATTACGGAATAGTCTACCGTGCCGTCGCAACGGGTAATCTTCAAGAAGCAAGCGATGATGTGGTTTGAAGTGCGAGGTATGCGGCAGCAATAGTTGACATACTTACGTCCGTCTTTCTCGCCAAAAGAAAAGTCGTCGCCCTCATAGACGATTACAGGGTTGTCGGCATATTGGATTTGTCCGGCCTTGGCACGCAGCACCAGTTCGCCATATCCTGATATGGTAAGATTGCAACGTGCCTCCCAACGGTCGCCCTGTGGCGTAGAAATCTTGTAGTTGCGCGGCAGGAGGTAGCACAATGCCTGTGCGCCCGGTTCAAGAGAAAGACCACGGACGGCAAGGTCGATAAATGCAAGGAACACAGATATTCCCGTGCATTTCCGCAAGTTGTCTTTGTCACGTAGCTGATTGTTGAAATACATTGCTTCGCGCTCATACGCGCCCTCGCCGCCCTCTTTCCAAATGGCATTGTAGACGTTGATGAACTGCTGGCGCACGTATTCGTTGCGTACTACATCAGTAGCTTTGAGCGACGCGATGATGTGCGCTTGGTTTAAGGTTTCTTGATTATTCATAATCTTGTTATTTATAGGGTTATAAATCGAAATAATCTTGTTGTCTTTGCTGTGCTTTCCTCAATTCGGCGACAAAGTATTCTATCTTTCCCGGACGTTTGCAGGGATGTACCTTTCCTTGCCGGCGCCAACGGTCTACGTTTCCTCTTCCGAACATGGTGTAGGCCTTGTTTTGGCTAATCATTTCAGGTTCGTCGCGTTGCTCTTTGAGCTGGCGAACAACCTCGGAAGCCACGTCGCGGACAAAGGTTGCGTAGGAGACTGACTTGTCGGAGAAATCGAGGGTTAGCATGGCTTTATCGGTTTTCGCGCAGTTCCTTGTATGAGATGCGGATCAGCACCCATGACAGTGCAATAAACACAAAGCTTACTATGAAGCCGAAAATAGAAGTGATGTGGCCCAGCACGATGTGGCATATAACACTGGCGATAACGCAGAGGAAAATCACTGCTGCGATAATCAGTTGAGTAATTGTGAATATCTTATCCAT